TCTTCACCGGGCCGGCCGCAACGCTGGCGCCGAGCTTCAGGCGCTGCGCCCACGGCAACTTCTCCCAGCCCTCGGGGATCACGACGGCGCCGCGCGCGGCCATGGCGTCGGCCTCGGCCTGCTCCTAGGGCGTCAGCTCGGGGTTGTCGTCGTCGGCCTCGGCCTCCGGCGCTTCCTCGATCTCTTCCCACGGCCGGCGGCGATGGGGGTCTTTCCACGAGCGCACGCGAGCGCCCGGGTTCTCGTCGGTGAAGTGGATCGTCCTGGCGTCGAAGAGCTGGCGGAGCCGGCGCGTGTTCACGGAGGTCTTGTCGAAGAGCTCCCCGGGAACGAAAACGCGGCCCGCCACCGTCACGCGGCGGCGGACCACGAATTCGCGATCGACGTCAAACTTCGAGTGCCAGGAGCGGCGCGGCATTGTTGCTATTCCTTCCGCTTAGGGTGCTCTCGGGCCGGCCCTTTACGAGCTGGCCGGGTTGTGGACGGCGTTCTCGAAGAAGTAGCCGAGGTCGGAGCCAACGACCTTCTGGTCATAGGCCATCTGGACTTCGATCCGGTCGCTTTCGAGGTGCTCCATGCGGAACCGCTTGATGCGGTGCCCCATGCCGGTGACGCCCATCCAGCCGTTCCACGAGAAGGTGTAGCCGGCGGTCGGCGTCATGATCCCAGGCGTCTTGGTGACGTAGGCCAGGAGGCAGTTGTTGCCGCCGATAAACTGGCTGTCCTCCGTCGCGCCCTTGGGAGCGAGGTTCACGATCGCTTCCATGACCAGCACCTCGTCCACCTCGAAGAGCTGGGCCAGGGTGTTGACGTTGGCGATGGCCGGCGAGTTCGGCGAAGAGCTGTACTTGATCCGGTCGATCACGTCGGGGTGGTCGACGATCGCGTCGTAGACGGTCGGGCCGAAGACGATCTTGTTCGGCTTGAACCCTGTCTGCTGCTGGACGCGGCGCTTGGCGGCGCGGATATCTTCGATCGGCGTCGAGCCGTGGTCGCTCCATTGAAGGAACTCGGTCGTGTCGCCGTCGCTCGGCTGGAAGTCGACGCCCACGGCGCCGAATTGCCAAATGCCTTGCTTGAAGTAGCGGGCCGCCCACGTCCGCTCGCGCTTGATGAGGGCCTTCTGCGTCACGAAGATCGTGGCGTCGCGATCGGGGTTCAGCACACTGTCGCTGTTCGCCCTGATCTCGTCGGCCACGTCCTTGTGGTAGGCGAACTTCGGGGCGAAGTAGGTCGGCGTGTTGTCCAGATCGTAGCCGCCGCCGGCCGATTCCGTGCCGGGCGCGCGCTCTTCCATCTCGTCGCGATTGAAGTCGGCGCGATCATAGACGTAGTAGCGGTCGCTCTGCTTCAGCACCGGAATATTCGGGAAGACCCGATCGGCGATGAAGTTGGAGGCGTCTTGAATGTACGCGACGCTGACGTTGGTCAGCGGAGCGTTGACGTGAACGTCGCCCTGGGTAGGCGACGAGGACTTGCTGTAGCGGTGCACGTTGCGCACGGGCTATCTCCTTCAGAGGGAAAGCGGCGTCTCTCGACGGCGCAAGGGCGAGGGGGTTGTGCCGGGCCTCCTCTTACGGAGCGCCTTGGGCGTCGAGGAGAACCGAGATCACCTCGCCGGCCGCGCCGCTCTCGAAGGCTTCGCCCTGGACGCAGCCAGTCGACGCCTGCGGAATCGCGGCGCCGTTGGCGTCGGATTGCACCTTGTCGCCGGCGGTGACCGCGGCCCCGCAGACCACCTTCGTGCGGCCGGAGAAATCGACCGAGATCGCGTGGCCCTTGATCTGCTTCCCCGAGAGGACGCCGATGCAGCGATCTCCGTTGCCGGCTAGGATCACGCCGGCGCCCGGCGCGATCTGGTCGCCGTTGTCCAGGGCGATCGCCGTGGTGTTGAGCTTGACGAAGCGGTAGATGCCCGCGTTCGCGCCCTGGATGCCGCCCGAGAAATCCGCGCCGGCCAGGCGCGAGATGGAGCGGACGTTTTCGTAGTTCGCAGGCATGAGCCTGTCTCCTTGCTAGCTAGCTGCTGGGAAAGGCGGGAGGGCTCCGACCAGCCCCGCCCGGCTGCTTCAGTCGGCGTCCAGGCCGAGCGCCTCCTCGTAGAGGTCGGGGTGCGCCTGGATCACCTCGTCGTACGCCTTGGCGAACGTCAGCTTGCCGCCGGAGGCCGCGGCCTTGTCCTCGGCCAGCTTGCGGAGCTTGGCTTCGGCGCCGTCCGGCGTGCCGTCCTCGGCCTGGCTGCCGTCGTTGTGGCCCAGCTTCGTGAAGGCCAGCTTCGCGGAGCCTTCGGCCGCCTTGAGGATCGCCTCGGCCGCCGTCTTCGTCGCGGCGTCCGCCGTGTCGAGGTGCTTCAGCACGAGGGCGCGATCGGCCACCGAGCCTGCGAGGTGCGGGAACTCCTCGATCGCCCGCTTTGCGAAGGTGGCGGTCCTGCGCTCCGCCTCGGACTTCTCGAAGCTGGCGCGGAGAGCCGCGTTCTCGGTCGCCTGCGCCTTCAGGATCGCGAAGACGCCGGCGCCGACCTCGGACTTGCGGATCGACGTGCCGGCCGGGCCTTCCAGCACCTCGTCGTCGTCGCGCGCCTTCTTCATGGCCGAGGCGCGATCCGCCGGCGGCTTCTTCATGAAGGCGTCCTTCTCGTCGTCCGTCATCGCCTTGCAGTAGTCCTGCTCGTCGGCGCTCATCGACGCCTTGCGGACGGCGCGATCGCGCTCTTCGTTCGCCTTGGCGATCGCCGCGGCGTTGGTTTCGCTGCTGCCGAGCGCCTTCGAGATCGCGCCCACAACTTCCTCCTCGGTCGCCGTGTCCGGCAGGCCGAGGGCCTTCTTGATCGCGTTGGACACGGGGTCCTCCTTTGATGCGCCGTCGCCGGCCTTGTTCACCCCCGAGGGGGTCGGATTGTCGTCGGCGCGCTTCATGATCACGGCCTTCGCGCCGCCCTGGGCTGGGCGCGTCACGCCGGAGAGCTCGTCGATTCGGAACTTCGTCATCACGCCAGGAAGTGGCTTGTGATCCGCCATGGCCTCAGACCTCCACCGGCTTGCCGTTCAGCTCCAGGTGCTCGCCGCCGATGCTGAAGCCTGTGTATTCGCCCGAGGCGAATTTCTGGAGCATGGCCGCGTCCGGCGCCATCGCGATCATCCACCCGGTTTTCTTCGTCGCGACGCCCATCGCCTTCGCGATCTCGGCGGTGAGCGGGAAGGAGTGCACGACGGTGCCGGCGCCCATGCGGACGTGCATATCGCCGGCGTCGCGCTGGCCCTTCATGAACTCGGTTGTCGCCTCGACCATCGCCCCCTCGGGGACGTGGTTGTTCTGGCTGTCGAAGTAATCCCGGCCGTTCTCGTCCTTGCAGACGATCCCCCAACCGAAGACCAGGCCGAGCCCCTGATCGACGCCGGCGACCTTGAAGAAGGTCGAGAAGCTCTTCTCCACGAGGCCGTCCTTCCAGTTCTCCACGATCGGCTCGAAGATTTCGGGACCGAGCTTGATCTCGCCGCTGTACGGCTCCAGGGCGTCGACGTCGATATCTGGCGCGTCGAAGGAGAGCGTGACGTGCGGATTGTAGTCCGGCCAATCCCAGGAGGCGCCGGCGTCCAGCATCGACTGATGACGCCACGCCAGCTCCGAGGAGAAGAAGACCAGCACGACGGCTTCGCCCTGGCCGAGGCGCGCCATCTTCCGCGGCCCGCCAGGGCGCACGGTCACGCGGCCCTTGTCGTCGCCGCTCCACGAATCGCCGCACGCCATCCAGTCGACGGGCGTCCGGCTGTAGGTGATCGTGACGTGAAGCTCCTCCGGCGGGAGCGTCTTGGCGAAGCCGTTCGCCTTGGCCCAAGCCACCAGCTCGTCGGCGTTCAGCACTTGGCGATAGACGTAGAGCGGCGCCGGCGCGAGCTTCGTCACGCTGGCCGGCTTGTCGCCGAGGTCGCCGTCTGAGGCGAGCGGAGGCCGCTTCGGGCGCGCGCCAAGGGGAGCGTTGACGTGAACGTCTCCCGCACTCGGCCCGTCATCCTTGGCGAATTGGGCCACCCCGGCGCCCTCCACAACGCGCGGAGAGTGTCGCAAGCGGACCTCGCACGCAAGATGTGGGGGATTGCCGCGTCTCCGGCACAAGAAGGGCTCCGGCCCTATCAGGCGCCGGAGCCCTTCCGTTTCGCCTCAGAGGCGGCGATGCCTTGGGCGCCCCCGAGAGGCGCGCCCTTCGCTGCTGGGGTTGTACCGGAGCTTGTCACGCGGCGGCTGGGACGTCCAGCTTCACGCGGAAGGTTCTGTGACAGCGGCAATTTATGACTTCCGCCGCCGGCGCGAGGGGATCGCCCGGATACCGGAGCTGGGCGCCGCTGGGCGATTGGAAGGGCTGGCCGAGCTGCCGGACTTGGCCGTCGAGATCGCGGTGCGTCTCCCGCGTCCGGTTGTCGTGCACGGAGCGCCAAGTCTGCTCGCACGCGCTGGCGTCGATCCCTGTCGCGTCGAGCATCTGGCGGAAGGCTTGCTCCCTGGCCTCGGATATCGTGCGCACGCTCTCCGTCCTGGCGATCGTCTCCGCCCGCGACGCTAGGACGCGGCGCCGGTAGCGCTCGACCATCGCGTCGATCTTCTCCGGCGGGATCGGCTCGCCCGTATCCACGGCCCGCTGGACGCTCGGATCGTGTCGACGATCGCGGAGCGTCCGGTCGAGGGCCTGGCGGGAAGCCGCCTCGAGTTGGGCCTTGTAGCGGGCGACGCTCCCGAGCTGGCGCCGTGTGAGGCCGATGCTCTCGCGGAAGACCCGCGCGGCCTCCTGGCGCCCCTGGCCGGTGTCGAGCGCCGTCGCCAGGGCCTCGCGCGTCGTCGCCCGCTGCTCGTTTGTGAACTCCCGCACGAAATCGAGGGTGTTCGCCCGCATCTGGAGCGCGGCGCCAGGATCGGTGGGGTCGAAGCTGATCGCGACGGACGGGCGGAGCGGGGCGATGCTCACGCCCAGGGCCGCCG